TTAAGGATTTTAGCCCTACTGCATTTTGCAGTAGCGCTAAAGTTAACTCATTTATTTTCAAGATATTAGCACAACTGATGGAGCAAAATACTCCATCAGTTTTTTTACAACGTGACATAGTAATCCACCACTACATTGCTAATAGTTCCAGCCTGCCCACATTCTACCATCGACTTGGCGGTGAACTCTGCTTCCAATGAGTCATTAGCATAGACCTGCAAGACTACGACCTCGTCTAAGTCGGTCCTTAGTTGTATAGGGCACAAAACGAAGCGTATAAAATAGAGAAGACGAAAAAATGGGAGAAGTCGATGAATGATAGAGAGTTAGAGAGATAGAGGAAAATATAGGGTGCAAAACGAAACGTTTACATAGCTTTAATTTTGCTTTAATTTTAGAGGATGATGAAGAGGCGAAAGTTTACATTTGCTTTACATCTGGTTTACATGGGTGGAAATGATTAAAGCAACAGGATGGTGTGGCTAATGCTTCATTGTGAAATGGTACTCGATTGATGATGATATATATGGGAGGTTCACTGTGAGATGTTGGGAGGTTCATGGTGAGATGTTGCGAGATTCATGGTGAGATGCTGGGGTAGCTACAATAAGATATTGGGGCGATTCTTGATAGTATATTGGGATGATTCTTGATGGTATTTCTCGGTGATGGGATGGAGACGATTTGAGGGGCAAATGAGGGCTTCTGTGAGCTTCTTTGTTGGATGATGGGTAATTATGAGGGAACGAGGTGTGGAGCGGCTTACGAGCCGCTTTTATTGTGTCCTTTCGTAGGCTGCGATTTGAGGGTGTGATGATGGCGAATTTTGGGCGTTTAGGAATATTTAAGATGCAAAAATATTCCATATAGCGATTATTTGGTATATTTGCAAGCAAATTGGTAATAACGTAAATAAGGATAGATTATGGCTAAAGTGATACATGTACACCTCATGGTGGGCAAGCACCAGGGGCTGAAGGACTTCTATTTTTCCTCTATCTCTGCCGTGTATAGCGTGCTGACTGCTGAGGAGGTGGGTGCAAGCAAGGGTTATCTGCTGCACGCAGGGCTTGGTGGAAACGGTACGGTGATGACGAAACGTGCTGTAATTAAGCAAGCTACGCTCATTTCGGGTGGGCGTGGAGATGCTGATTCGGGCGAGGCTTAGAAGGTATTCGAAGGCGATTTTTAGGGCTTGCGTGGGCGGTTTTAAGGGCTTGCGAGAGTTGGCAGTGACAAGGGAGCTTTGTGGCTCCCTTTTTTCGTGCCTTCTGGTACGGCTGATGGCGTGATTTTAGGTAAACAGAATGGTGGTTTTGTGGGTGGATGCTGGAGGCTTTTTTGGGGTGACTTATTATGGTGGTTTATGATGGCTTTCAGAGATGTCTCATGGTGATATTTTGGGGTGGCTCATGTTGGCTTTTAGGATTGTTTTCGGACGATATTCGGATGGTCTTAGAATGGTTTTCGAGGGTCGTTTGAAGACCTTTCGAGGGGCTTTCGGATGGGTGGCGAAACTGACGATATATTGTCGATTTTTTAGGTTAGGGGGTCAGTTAGGGGGTCAACTTAGGGGGTAAAAATGAAAAACTTAGGGGGTCAGATGTGGGGTCTGCGGCATACAAGAGCCTGAAAGGGGAAAAATACCCTTTTTGTTGCTTTTTCTGCCGAAAACTTACCCTTGAGGCGCAAAGGTTTTGTGCGCTTACACCTTATTATATATAGTATATGGGGGATTTGATGGCTGCTATTTGGCGGATGTATGGGGAGGGGGGAACTTTTAAGGGAAGAATGAGGAACGAAGAGTGAAGAATTGGAGGGGATGAGAACGAACGACGAGCAAGTGAAGGGAAGAATGAGGAACGAGGGGTGATGAATCCATGTACTTTGATGGGATGGGAAAACGAGCGAAGGGCATTAGGACGATGTTGGGATGACGTTCTAATGTCCTTCGAGGGATATGAGAGAGATGTGTGGTAATTATGGGGGCAATATATGGGAGGGGTATTCGATGGCACGACCTAACCTTTTATTATTCGAGGCGGATGATGCCACGCACCAGGGCTATGGCATGGAGGTGGGACAATGAAAGCTCGAAGGGTGGATAACACTCATTGTCGGATACGAGGAGGATGTGGTCAGTGTCAGATCCTTGGCACACTCGCTTGATGAGGGCACCTTGGTCGGTGTCGAGCACATAGGTCTTGTTCCACTGGAAGAAGATGTCGGTGAGCGAGATCTTTTGGCAAGCCACGAGGTCGCCCGATAGGTAGGTGGGCTGCATGGAGTCTCCCTTCACGGGTATGAGGAAGTCGGCACCCTCGAAGGAAGGCACCACATATCGCTCGCACTCGTATTCCATGACGGATATATCAGAGGTGAAGGCTCCTGCCATTGCGCTGAGAGGTATGAGGGGTATGCCCTTTTGGCTGCCCTGAGGTAGCTTATGGATGCCTGCCGAGGTGGTAGGCATGGTGGATGATGCGGTGGGTTGTGATGGTGCCTGATGGCTATCCCCTATTTCATGATCTTTTGATTTTTTAGCGGTAGAGGGTACCTTGGAGGGTTCGCTATGGTGCGATTTCAGCATCTCGCCCTCACCAGTGAGGAGCCAAGCAGGAGATACGTCATCGTAAGAACTCACGATTTTTGCCAAAACATCGGCTTTTGGCACGACCCCTTTGATATAGCCACGTATATTAGCTTCACTAACGCCCAGTTTTTGGGCGAATACTGTATTCTTATTATCAGCCTTTATCTTAACTAAAAGCCCTATTCTTTCGTGAATTGTTGCGATATTTGCCATAATTATCTCTATTAATCGAAAAAAGTCCCGATTTTATTTGGTGGTTTCGTGAGAAATCACTATCTTTGCACCGTGTTTAGTACTAAACACCGCGCCAAAGATACTAAAAAGGTGCGAGATAGGCAAATTTATCGACTTAAAAAAGAATAACGTATGAGTAAACGAAACGCCATCGAGTTCCTCAAAAACATCAAATGGCACTGCGAGTATGAAGAGCCAGAGAGGGGCATCCTCCACTACGATAGATATCGCCCTTGAAGAGTTGGAAGTCGAGGAAAACAAATATCCAGTCATACCAACCCATAGGGACATAAATAATAACCAACAAAACCGAAAGATTATGAGTAAGATTGAAGACGTGTTCTGCACCTTAGGCAGAACCAAGAAAGTGGAGTTCATCTCCAAGAACATCGAATTGGCATCTGCAGATGCTGTGGCAAAGCAAGTGAAGGGTTACCTATTCGATGTACTCAACGACGTGAATGATGATGAGTATGTAGCAAACTACTTACGAGAAAAAGGCTACGAGGTGAAGAAAACGGAATAAAAGATACAACCGATAACAGAATGCTTATTGCGTTCAGCACAAAAGGCCCTAGGATGACAGCCCGGAAAGACGGGCACGTGCCGGGCAACGTTCCCGGCAAACTGGAGGCAGCCGGGGGCAGGGCGCAAGGTGATAACTGCCAGGTAATATTGGCCAGAAGGGAGGTTCGATTCCTCTCGCCTCCACCAATTAAGTGAAGAACGAAGAGTGAGGAGTGAGGAATGTCGCTCGCCACCCTTCATAAAAAAATGAGATTATGGCAAAGTGTAAATATCACCATTCTTGGCGACCAAGTAAGGCGCCAGAATCTGACAGCGATATGAATATCCGCATGGAGCATCAAGCCAGGTTGCTGTCGTCTGAACTATCTGTGCTAAGAGCACAACTTCTCGAAAGCTTGCACACTCTCGATGAAGCTCTACAGAAAGTGCAATGCTTGGAGCGGCTCTCATCTCTGCCTCCTCGTCAGGATAGTAGAAATGAAATTGAGCGTTTTTGTCGTCAGTTAGGATTGCGTAAGGTTGGAAGAATGACAGAACACGGTATAGTTCTTTTTGAAGACTCTCCCGATTGCGCTTCGTGTCAGTCTGTCGTGAGTCGATTGTGAGCATTGCTCTCATTTTGTAATACATAGGCTTATCGTTTTAACGGTTCCGTAATACGTTTCGGCTGCAAAGATACTCAAAATAATGGAAATCAAGACAGAACAGAATATGAAAAAGAGAATAGACACGACCAAGGAGATGCGCCAGAAGGCGATGAAGGTCTTCCATGTGACAGAGCAGACGGTGTTCAACGCCATCTGTTTCGACTCCAAGAGGGGCGACACCGACAAGGCGAAGCGCATCCGCAGCTACATCCTGCAGAACGGAGGCGTCGTGATGGTGGAACTGCCAGAGGTGGAGACCATACATGACGCTGAGGGGATGATGAGACAGTACTTCCCCAACGGTGGCATGGTAGAGGTGAACAAGATGACGGGCGACCTCGTAGCCTACTACAAGGGCGCAGAGATGTTCAGCAAGGAGAACGTGAGCATCAAGCAGCTCGCAGAAGTCCAGGACATCATCTCCCTATGGACACAGAGGGACGCTGACATCACGACTACCCCTGAGCTTTACAAGAAGCATTGCCGCCTCGCTGGGGTGGAAAGTTAAACCATCAACCATTGAAGCTATATGGACATCACGTTGGTATTGATCATCGCCTTTGGGACATGGGTGCTGGGCATCCACCAGGGCAAGCACTGGGACGAAATCACCAGTGAGGAGTAAAAAAGAAATAACGACAAGGGTGCGGCGATGGAAAAAGCCGAATCAGGTTGGCGATGAGAGGCAATCGTCACGCTCCCTGTCTTAAAAATCGAGTTATCAATCATGGAATATTACGGCAATACGCTTTGCATTTCGATGAGCGAGCTTGTTGACAATGGCATTATGGGATATGAATGCTACAAGTCTCTGAGCAGACGAGACAAGCTCGATATTGTTAGGCCTGGCAAGGGACTAGGAAACTATAGTCTCGTTGCCGTGGATAGCCTCCCTACTGTATATAGGCAAAGAGTTGAGAAAGTTTTCCCCGGCGGTCCGGAGGTAAGGTTGCAGGGTTGGGTGACCTCCAACTACGAGGTGGACCAGCGAGCCATCGCCTACTTCAGCAATCCCCGGCAGACGAACCTCGACCTCACCCCCGAGAAGATACAGGAGTACGTGGTGAACGCATCGGTGCTCAACTGCTGCATCAAGCTCTACGACCGTGCTTCTTCCTATCGCAAGCTGATGGGCGAGAAGTATGACTGGAACATGATGACGGGCGTGGTGAAGATACTGAAGGACGTGTACCACCACACGCTGCCGGAGAGCACGCTGCGCTTTCGCAAGAAGGTGAACGAGTACCGGCAAGGTGGCTACGCCGCCCTGATCAGCGGAAAGTTTGGCAACCAGAACAAGCGCAAGGTCGATCTGAAGCTGGAGAAGCTGGTGCTCGGACTGTGGTGCCTGCCCAACAAGCCTTACGGCGCACAGGTACGGGACCTCTACGAGTCGTTCCTATGCGGAGAGCTGGATGCCTACGACGTGAAGACGGGCGAGCTTTTCTCCCCCAACGACTTCACCGACAAGAACGGCGAGCCGATCACGCTCAGCGACACCACCATCCGCAACATCCTCAACAAGCCCTCCAACCGTGCGATATGGGACAAGAGCCAGCTCAGCTGGTCATCGTTCATGCACGAGTCGATGCCGCACATGCACCGCCATGCCGGTGAGTACTCATTGAGTCAGATCACCATGGACGACGTGGATTTGACCCGAAAGCTCAAGGACACCAAGCTCAGGGTGAAAGCCTACTACGCCTACGACAGCGTGAGCCAGTGCGTGCTCGGGGCGAGCTACAGCCGCACCAAGGACCCTCAGCTGGTGAGGGAGTGCTTCCGTGAGATGTTCCGCTTGATAGCCAAGCACGGCTGGGGCATACCTGCGGGCATCGAGGTGGAGAACCACTTGATGACGGAGTACAAGTACTCGCTCTTGCAAGAGGGCACGGTGTTCACCCACGTGCGCTACTGTGCCCCCCTGAACTCCCAGGAGAAGCAAGCCGAGAACTTCAACGGAGCCAAGAAGAAGAGCGTGATACACCGCAACCACACGGGCATAGGCCGATTCTACGGCAAGTGGCAGTGGAGAGCCGAGGCGCGCAAGGTGAGCGATGCCAGCAACGACACCTGGGAGGACAAGGAATACTTCAGCTTCGAGGAACTGGTGGCAGACGACCGCCGAGACAACTACGAGTGGAACCACGCCCTGCATCCCGACCAGAAGCGATTCAAGGGCATGACCCGATGGGACGTGCTGATGGAGCGCATCAACCCTAACCTGCGGCCTTACGACGAGATCACCCTTGCCCGGTACATCGGCGAGAAGGTGGAGACATCGGTAAGGAGGAACTCCACGGTGAGGGTGGCCTACGAGGACTGGTGGCTCTCCTCGTACGAAGTGCTGAAGAAGCTCGCCCCCAACAACTACAAGGTGACCGCCTACTACCTGCCCGATGAGGATGGCAAGCCGCAGAACGTGTACATCTTCCAAGGTGACAGATACATCGACCAGGTGGAGCGTGTGGAGACCTACAACCGAGTGATGGCTGAGCAGACCGACGACGACAAGCGCAAGTTCTACCGCCAGCAGAAGAAGGTGAAGCAGTTCATGAGGTTCGTGGGCAAGGGCGTGGAAGAGACGCCGACCATCGGAATACAAAAGAAATTAAACTTAAACGATATAGATGATGAGACAGAAACAGAGATTACGCCACAAGGCCCAGCGATGCAAGAAGCACCCAAGGAGCCGCCAGGGATGGGGCGAGCGGAAGACGACATAAGCGGCATCCTCGCACTGATGGAAGATTCCCCCGACGAAGCCACGCTGCGGGCGCAAGCCATAGCGGACATCTAAGGGAAGAGTGAAGAATTCTCTTGCAAGGCTGCTCCTACCACATTTCCAACGGCCTTAGAATGCACTTATAACACGCTTAGAACACAACTTAAAACACTTGAAGATATGATAACGACAGAACAGAAGAAAAAGATTACAGCCGCCATCGAGCGCAACCGTGCGCTCTACGAGAGCGACTCGAAGCACGCCAAGGTGCTCGGCATCTCCACCAGCGTGTATAGCATGGTGAAGCAGGGACAGACCGACAAGGCCCTCTCGGATGCCAACTGGGTGCGACTGGCCCGCCGACTCGACGTGAGCCTGAAGCACGAGATGGACTGGCAGACGGCTCGCACGGATACCTTCGTCACCATCACCCAGCAGATGGAGATGGTGCAAGGCTCGGCTCTCTCGATGATACTCTGCGACGAGCCCAACATCGGCAAGACCTACACCGCCCGACAGTATATCAAGACCCACAAGGAGGCCATCTACATCGACTGCTCGCAGGTGAAGACCAAGCGCCGCTTCATCCGACAGATGGCGACCGAGTTCGGACTGGATGGGCGTGGCACCTACGCCGATGTGTATAACGACCTCACCTACTACATCGTCAACGTGTTGCAGTCGCCCCTGGTGATACTCGACGAGGCAGGCGACCTGCAGTATGAGGCGTTTCTGGAGCTGAAAGCCCTCTGGAATGCCACCGAGCACTGCTGCGGCTGGTACATGATGGGTGCCGATGGACTGAAGGAGAAGATCAACCGCTCCATCGACTGCAAGAAGGTGGGCTACACCGAGATACTTTCCCGATATGGCGGCAAGTATGCCAAGATAAGCCCCGACGACGGCAAGGACCGACAGGACTTCCTGATGCGCCAGGCGGTGATGGTGGCGAAGGCGAACGCACCCAAGGAGAGCAGCAGCCTCGACATCGCCAACATCGCCCGAAGGGCACAGGGCAGCCTGCGCCGAGTATATACCGAGATAGAGAAAGTGAAAGGCGATGAATAATGCACAATGTATAACCAATAATTCGTTGCTATGGTAAAGAGAGCATACGGTCCGAGGGAGATGATGCGCTTCAAGAGCGTGCCGCTCCCATGGGACGGAGAATGGAAGAGGGTGTTCGGCAACCCCGAGATCAACGACATGTGGTTCATATCGGGTCCCTCTGCGTCGGGCAAGAGCTCGTTTTGCATGCAGCTCGCCAAGAAGCTCTGCGAGTATGGCAGCGTGCTCTACGTGAGCGTGGAGGAAGGCACGAAGATGAGTTTCTGCCAGCGACTGAGACGCTACCACATGGAGGAGGTGCAGAGCAAGTTCCGGGTCGTTGACAACGGAAACCTGGACGACTTGAAGGAACGGCTCCACAAGCGCAAGAGCGCCAAGTTCATCATCCTCGACTCGTTACAGCTGTTGCAGTCCACGTTCGGCTGGACGTTCCAGGACGCACTCGGGCTGATGGCGGAGTTCCCCCACAAGTGCTTCATCTTCATCTCGCAGGAGTACAAGAGCGAGCCGATGGGCAAGACAGCCGGAAAGCTAAAGTACCAAGCCAGCGTAAAGGTGAGGGTGAACGGCTACAAGGCGGTGTGCCAGGGACGATTCATCAAGGAAGCCGGGGCTGAGTTCGAGGTATGGCAGGACGGAGTGATACAGACATCAAACAATCTTTAGGCTTATGGAAGAGGTAATCAATGAGATCATGGAGTACGTGAAGCGGAAGACTTCCGACTTCTCCTGCATGGACCAGGCACAGATCTACGGCGAGCTGGAGAGCCGATTGGCCGACCTCAACGCCGACGCACTGCGGAGCGAGTACCTGGGGAGCAACATCGACGAATACATCCTTGACGGGGTGTAGGGAAATTATAAATTATAAATTATAAATTATAAATGACATTTAAACCAATATACGACTATGAGTGAGATTCTGAAAGAAATCAAGCAATGGTGCAAGGCTATTGGCGACGAGCAGCACCGCAAGAAGGTGCTGCGCAGGGAGAAGGAGGTGAAGCACGAGGCCCAACTGAGAGTACAGGTAAGGGAGTTCGGCGGTGAGCTGTTCTTCTGCTTCGATGGCATACCGCTGCTGCACGAGGATGACCTCGCCATCGACCTGGGCAGTGCGACACGAGAGGCACGAGGACATTTCTGCGACTATCGAATGACGCAGGACGCTTGATGTTTCACCGTAAGACAGAGAACGGAACATGATATACCAACTGCAAGTAAAGAACGGATGGAAATGGCACGACCGATTAAGAACTACCATCGCTTCTACGCCTCGTTTAACAAGCTGCAGAAGCACGGCTCTGACGAGGACACTAAGGCGGCTCTCGTGAGCCAATACACCGGAGGCCGCACCACCCACCTCAGCGAGATGAGGGTGCGAGAATATACAGACTGCTGCAAGGCACTGGAGAACATGCTGGGCTATGGCGACCAGCGCAAGCGCCACCGCTCCATCTGCCTGCACCTGATGCAGGAGCTGGACATCGACACCAAGGACTGGCAGCGCATCAACGACTTCTGCAGCCACCCCCGCATCTGCGGCAAGGTGTTCGCCCAGCTCGACATCCCCGAGCTGGAGGCACTGGAGCTGAAACTCCGGGCCATCATGCGCAAGGGAGGGCTCGGGGGAAGTGAAGAGAGAAGCGCGAAGAGCAATTCGAGTGAAGAACGAAGAGTGAAGAGTGAGGAACTCTCTTGCCCTTCAGAACATATACCAATCATAATCATACAGCAAAATGGAAACAACGACAGTTACAACCCAACAACAGCAGGCAGCCGCCCAGGAGGCAGCCGCCCCTGCTGAGGAGAAGAAGGTGACCATGGCGGTCGATCTCTCCCAGATGACGGAGGCACAGAAGGCGGCACTCCGTGAGCAGCTCAACGCCGAGGCGAAGAGCAGCCGCCAGGAGAACCGCAAGGCATACGAGGACCTCAGACACGAGTTCATGGTGAACGTGGAGAACCAGCTGGGCATCATCGTAAAGAGCGTGAAGCAATTCAAGGACTGGCTCGGCAGCGAGTCGGATGCCTTCACCAAGATCATGCAGCGATATGGCCAGACCAAGTTCGACGACCAGAAGAGCTTCACCATCACCGACGGCGACTTCCGCCTCTCCATCGCCAGCAACAACGTGAAGAGCTTCGATGAGCGTGCCGACCTAGCCGCCGACCGACTCATCAAGTACCTCAAGCGCTACATGGAGCAGAGCGAGAAGGGACAGGAAGACCCGATGTACCAGTTGGCGATGACGCTCCTGGAGCGCAACAACGCCGGCGACCTCGACTACAAGAGCATCTCGAAGCTCTACGAGCTGGAGGACAAGTTCGACGAGGAGTACGCCGACATCATGACACTCTTCAAGGAGTCGAACGTGGTGCAGAAGACCGCCGTCAACTTCTATTTCTTCAAGCGAAGCCAGGAGTCGGGCATCTGGACTCGCATAGAGCCTAGCTTCTGCCGCTTGTAGAAGAGTGAGGAATCACGACTTTAATGTTTTCTTTAATATCATATCAAAAGTGTGTTAAACTAAGGGAAGGGCAAGTGCTTTGAGGACATACCGCAAGAGGACCGGACTGAGCTACAAGAAGAGAGTGGCTGACATCAATGCGATATACGACCGATATGCCAAGTTGGGAGTACCCAACAGGGAGATATGGAGGCGGTATATTTACCCCACGTATGCTCTGAGCGAGCGTCAGTTCTACTACATCTTGAAGGCATCCGCCGACCCTCGCAACGAGATCAGCGAGGCACAGGAGCTCTTCCTGAAGTTTGAGGAATAACATGGCTATGGCAAGTGCAGACGGAGAATTGAGAAAAGTGGTGAGGCGGATACTGAGTGACATCCGTGTGGAACTGGGCGATGAGTTCGACCAGAACTTTGAGCGGCAGGGCTTCTTTGCCGAGAAGTGGCAGAGGCGCAAGAGCCCCATACGTGGCGATGGCCACATCCTCGTGGCATCGGGCGACCTCCGCAAGAGCATCAGGAGCCGCAGCGACGAGAGCAGCATCACCTTCTATAGCGACCTAGCCTATGCAGGCATCCACAACGAGGGTGGCGAGATCAAGGTGACGGCAAGGATGAAGCGGTTCTTCTGGCATAAGTACCATGAGACCAAGGATGAGTTCTGGAAGGCGATGGCACTGATGAAGGAAGGCAAGACGATAAAGATACCTCGCCGCCAGTTCCTGGGCATGGCACCCGAGGTGGAGACCGAGGTGAGGAAGATCATCGAGGACAACCTCACGCAATACTTCGAGCACGACTTCAATATCAATACAAAATGACAAGATTATGGACGCAAGATTAAGACTATATACAGACATCGTGATGGCGATGAGGGGCGAGGTGCCAGAGATCAAGACCTTCGACCTTTGGAACCGCCAAGTGGAGTTCCTGCAGGAAGACACCGCCTTCGAGTGCCCCGCCCTGTTCATCGAGTTCGGGGCCATCCAGTGGGCGCAGAAATACAAGGAGACCTGCAGGGGGCTGGAGGGACTGGGCGAGGTTCGCCTTCACCTTGTCACCGACTGGCACGCCCATGAGGATGGCGTGACGGCGATACAGCTCAGCGAGAAGATGTTCCAGGCACTGCTGGAGATGCCGGGCGTGGACGACTATCAGCTGGGCTTCCCCTCACAGACGCTCACCAACCACGACCATGAGGAAGTGATGGAGAGCATCGAGGTGATAGGCGCAAGGTTCTGGAGGGACATCCCCTACTAAGACAAGAGTATTTTAATATTTCTATAGCTTTAATGGATTTTAGAGACATTAAGTTTGTTTATTTCAAGGACACCGCCCCATGGCGATGGGGATGGGTTCGATGGAGAAGGGGCTACGTCGTGATGACGCAGCCCCTTTGTTTTTGCTTGATGGTAAGATTGTAGTAAGGTTGCACCCATGGGCGCTATGCCTTAGTACTCCTTGACGTTCTCGTCGCCGGAGTCGCTTCCACTGGAGGAAGAACCGCCGCCGGTCTGTGAGCCGCTGCTTCCGGTCTGTGAGCCACTGCCGCCCTCGGAAGGCTTCTGCCCGGTGCTGCCGCTGTCGCCCTTGCCCTCGCTATCACCTGGGGCTGGGTCGGTAGGGTTGGCATCGCCTTGCGCCTTGGCTCTTCGGATGGCGGCACGCTGCTCGTCTCGGTTGGCAACGATGTTGAACACGGCGTTCTCCTTCAAGTTCTCGAAGCTCTTGCCCGGTACCCACACCACGTTCACCTTCTCCACGCAGATGTCGGGGTTGTACTTGCTGGCAGTCTCCGTGCCCTTGCCCTGCAGGGTGACGTAGAACTCGCCAAGCTTGCCCAGCTCCACCTTCTTTCCTGCCAGGAGCATCTCTCTGAGGCACTTCACCGCCTTGCCGAGGATGGCTTGCACATCCTCAGCGTCATAGACGTTGTTGTGCTCACTGATGTGCTCGGAGAACTTCTCGAGCGTCATCTTCTCGGTGTACTGTGCCACACCGTAGGCTTTCTTTGGGTCGTCAGGCTTGGCTGGGTTGCCCATCATTGCAATACTGTAGTTGATCATTGCTTTGTTGTTTGATGATTGATATTTTTTAGGCACGGATTACACGGACCTCCGTGCCGTATGGTAGGCTTTCGCCTTGTTGTCTTGTCGCTGTTTCGTCCCTACTAGGGGCGAGGCTCGGTCGGTACTAGGGGCTGAGCTTGGTCGGTACTAGGGGCGAGGCTCAGGCGGTAGTAGGGGCATTCAGTTCCTCCACCAACAGCCTCGCAGCCTCGGTTAGTTCCAACTTCTCCGCCGCCAACTTCTCCGCTGCCAACTTCTCCGCCGCCAACTTCTCCGCCGCCATACGCTCTGAAAGGAGGATGCTATTGCCGAACTCATCCCTGGTGGTAGCCTTGCTTACCACTGCCCCCCCCGATTTGCTTACCTGAAACAAGACACCGGCACGGCTCATCGTGTGGAGCGTGGAGGCACGCAGCACGCAGTCGGGGAAGGATAGCTTGGGGAGCTGCTTCTTGGCTTGCTTCTGATTCTTGTCGTTCGCCTCCTTCACCATTCGGTGGAGTTCGGGGGCGGTGGTGCAGATGAGGTCGCCCAGCATGTTGGTGACGAAGGACGTGGCAACGTTAGCACCGTTCTCGTAGATGATGCCGCCATTTACTCCGATGTAGGTGCAGTTCTTGCGGATGGAGGTCATGGCTGGTGCGAAGAGCAGGAAGGAGATGCCACGGCTCACGTAGAAGTCGCAGATCTTGGCGAAGATGGAGAAAGGTGGGTTGTCGATCACCACGCAGTTCTCGGGGTAGTCGTAGTGCTCGAAGTCGCCACCGGGATAGAAGGGGCGCACCACTGGGCGGTCGCCCACTTCGAGGTGCTTTCGTGCCCATGCCAGCACGGCATCATATACCAATGGCGGTGTGTAACAGTCGTCCGTGGTCTTCTTTGGCTTGAATTTCTCCACGAAAGCATCGTAGCCTTGTATTTTCTTACTCATTTTCTTGCAGGTTTAAAATGTTTGTTGTATCTTTGCAAACGAAGAAGCAATGTAGGAGGCATTTCACACGTCGGCTCTTATGAGTGCAGGTCGCCGGAATGTCCGTTTGCTTCTTTATTTTTTATATAAACTTCATCGTATAAAGCAGCTCTCCCATTGTCATTTTACATTTGAATTCTATGGTGCGTCCTTGGTAGATTACTTGATAAACGCTAAAACCATAGCCGTGATGTCTTCCTTCCTCTGTTCTTATACGTGTAGCGTTAGGAAGCCATTTTTCAAATTCGGTCGCAGTCTTTAATAGGTGAGTCACCTCTGGGTCACGCATAGCCTTTGCCGCAGTCTCCGTGAAGAATTGTTTTCCTACCCCAATGCTGTGTCCGTCGTCTGTTTGCATAATGGTTCGCTTACAACGAGAACCGTTTATGATAGTCTCGTGTAGGTTGTTATTAGCCCAATCGACGGCAAGCTGTCTCACATTATTAAATTCGTCTCGTTGCAGCCTTTGGTTATTACGCTGCGCTTGCTGCTGATGTATAAGTCTGCAGGCGGCGCAAAGTTCATTCTCTGGTACGAAGTTGAGTTTTATGCCACCTCCCTTTGCCACATCGCAGTCGTTGCAGCGCTTGATGGTGTAGGGGTTGTAGTCGGGCATGGTCTTGCCCTGCTTGCCGCTGTTGAAGCGGAAAATGCTCAGCTTCTCGCCGTTCAATACTTCCTCGCCACGGCTCATCGCCTCGTTGTGGGGCGTTTCATCATACTTGCCACGGCGCACCTGTACCACGGTGCAGCGGCAGTTCCAGCCGTTCGGTGGGTAGTAGCTCTCCCAGAAAGGGTCACTCATCGGCAGGGTGATGCGGTCGAGGGCGGCGTGCTCCGGGCGCACCTTGTCGTCATGGGCGGTGCGGTACTGCAAGAGGTAGCGGTCGCCATCCTCGCTGTACTGTTCCCACTTCGCCGCCATCTCTGCCGAGGCTTGCACGAAGTTGTACTCAGCGTGGAGGTAATTGGCGTTGTAGGTCTCGTCTATCTTGCGAACGTCGTTCAAAAAGCGTTCGAACGGCTTTCTATCGCCGTTCTCATCGAGCAATGACGGGAACGCCTCGTTCAGCTCATGGAAGGTCTTGATGCCCGAGAAGATGTAGTTGGAGCGAGTAAGGCGCTCGCGCATCTTGTCGGTCATCTTGACTTGCTTGAAGGTGGAGTCGAGGATGCCGGCATGGGCGTTGATGAAGCTCTGCGCCTCGTCGGATGCCAGGATGTCGATGTCGAGCTGTGCGCCCCTCTGACCATAGAGGGCTTTCATCATCTTGTCGAACTTGTGGGTGAGGTTCTTGTACTCGCTCAGCTTCTTGTAGTCGTCGTTGGTTCCCTCCAAGGGTATGAGGTTGTCGCCCAGCCATCGTCTGTATCGTTGGTGCAGCCCCTTGTAGTCGTCGGGGCTTAGTCGAAAAAAGGTTGGCTCGCTGATGGTGCGGATAACGCAGATTTGTCGTCCTTCTTGTCATCCCCTGATGGCTGCTGCATGCCGAATGGGTTGGCTTGCTGCAAGCGTTCGCCCACGGGCATGTTGTACTTGTCGGCGAAGTACTTGCCATCGACCTCGTAGCGGTCGGCTATCATCTTCTCGTACTCCATCTGCTGCTCCGGGGTGTAGTCTATCGACTTGTCCCAGGTGAAGTGCATGCCCTGCAGTGGGAAGCCATGTTGGATCATCCGGGGGATGAGCTGGTTGTTGATGGTGTTCGCCAATAGCTTGGCATCGCTCTCCACGATGTTCTGGAACACCTCCAGGTGGGTCTGGCTCTGCGAGAGGCTGCTGCCGTCCTCGATGGTCATGGTCTGACCGATGATGAGCTTCGATATTTCCGAGTTGGCTCTATCCACACGCTTGTCATACACATTGAAGGCATCGCTCTTGGCGTTCTCCACCAGTTGCACGGTGGTACCCTCAGGCAGCACTGCGTAGCTGGCCAAGCCCATGCGCTGCATCATCTCCTCTATCTTGTCGGTCTCGCTCTGGCTGCGCGAGCTGGTGGTCGCCACACGGAGGGGTATGCCGAAGATCTCGCCAAACACGTCCCATGCGGCGAGCACGTTCTTCTTCGGTATGGTGTGCTGCGCCGCCTTGAGGTAGAGTCCGAGGTCGTCGGGCTTGCCCACCTCCACCAGGTTGCCGAAGTATTCGGGGGCGTGGTAGTCGATGCCGGTGGTCCAGTCCTGTCCGAGGTCGGTGATGAAGCAGTGGTGCTCCGGTATGACGTACTTGCGGTCGATGAGGCGCATGCCGTCGTAGGCAAGGCAGCCGTCACCATCGGTGGTGAGGTCGCCCATCTCGATGAGCGTGTGCCCCCAGTAGGGCGTGGAGAGCACCAGTCGGCAGAAGTCGTCAAACCACTCCTGCTGCAGGAAGTGCCTCAGCTCATCGTGGGGCGTGCCATCCTTGTCCTCGATGTTGAAGGAACGGGCGAGCACGAAGCCCATCCTCTGCCCGATGCACCCGGAGAGGTGTGCGTCGATGTCGGCATCACGGTAGATGTCGTAGAGCCACTGGCGGTTGGGACTGTCCACGTCGATGGCTAGCTGCCACGCACGCCGCCACTTCATGATGTCGCCCTTGGTGAGTGCCTCTGTGGTGCGCTGCAGCTTGGCCAGGATGCTCTCCACCTTTCGGCGGTCGCCCTTTCCGGCTAGCTGCACGTCGCCGAACACGGTGTGCCACACACGTGGCTCACCCTTGATGGCTCTTCTGAGGTCGTATATGCCATCTATGGCCTTGTTGAAAATTCCCATAGTCTTCTTTGCTTTAGAATGAATTGATGGTTGTGTGTGTTACCAGGAGTGGTTGTCGGGACCCTTGCCGAAGGCGAGCACGCCGCCCACTCCCGTGGCGTTGCCTTGTGCGTCGGTACTCCCAGGCAGGTCGGGCACGATCTTTCCGGCTTGCACGCCCTCCAGCCACTTGATGGCTCGCTCGTATCGCTCCTGCCTCGTCTCCATGCCCATGCGTCCGGAAGCGGATGCCGCCATGTTGTAGAGGGCGATGTCGGCGGTGTACATCACCAGCTGGCGGTTTCGGTCGCTCCCCTCGGCGGCGAATGTCTTGTCGCAGTCGTATCGGGGTCGCAGGTACCCCGCCACCTCCTCGATGGCCTCGGCGATGGCGTTCTCCACGTTGTCGGGATCGGCTTGCGTGATGACCTTCAGCGAGGCTTCGCTAGCCACCACCTTGAAATCTTCTGTGCTGATAAACATCTTTGTATGAATGATAAATGATAATGAATAAATGACAAATGGGCTGCGCCCTTGGGGGCTTACCACGTGTTCCGGGGCTTCTGTCGCTCACCGATGCGAGGCACGAAGGCTTCCAGCCTGCCCTGCTTCTGCAGGATGTAGATGGCTCCCTCGTCGGCATCGGGCGCATCGTCGTGGGCACGGCTGCCGTGCTCCAGCGAGAGCGTCTGGTCGATGCCCACCTGCATGTCGTCGGTGTCCTTCAGCGCCTCGTTGTAGTACACCTGCCCACGCTCCCAGAACGGAGCCACGCTCTCGATGCGCTGCAGCTTGTCGGGCTTCTTGCGGTAGTCGGGCATGATGGGCAGCTGGTAGCCACGGATGTCGCCCTCCGCCTGAAACTCGTCGAGGGCGGTGTCCTGCATCAGGTTCGACTCCATGTAGAACTGGATGCTCGCCCCCTCTTCCAGCGACCGCTCGTAGAGGTTGTACAGCCAGCGCACCATCTCGCCCGTGGTGGCCTGGCGCACGAAGCAGTCCACGAGGTGCAGCTCCCTGCCCATCGCCCCCCAGAGGCGGCAAGCCTTGTAGTCGTTGGAGGTGGTCGATTTCCACGAGGGGTCGGTGTAGCACACCAGCGACTCGTACTTCGAGAGCCTTGGCATCCGCTTGTATTGGATCCAGTTGTGTCGGAAGATGGTGCCGTCCTTGATGGGGTTGTGCATCATCTCCTTCTCCCAGTCGCGGTAGCCCACGAACTCACGGTAGGCATCCACCTCCTCCCTGGTCCACTTCTCCCTCCATGTGGGGTTGCCGTCCTTGTCGATGGCATACACCTTGCTGAGATACACGCCCTTGGTGTGGGCGATGTTGAAGAGCACGGAATTCTTGTCGATGAGGTTGCCCACCATGATGAAGCGGCCACGACCCACGTCCAAGGCTCCGAAGAGCGCCGACTTCACCCAGTGGGTCAGCTCCCTCACTCGCTTCTCGTTCTTGCAAAGCTCATCATCGTCGAGGTCGTCGATGACGATGTAGTCGGGGCGTGCCTCACGGTCACGGAGGCCACGGGGGCTCTGTCCTCTGCCGCAGCCGAGGAACTTCACGCCGCACGCCGCCTTGAACTCGCCGTCGGTCCAGTCGCCCCCGGCAGGCTTCTGCTGCCCGAAGTCACGTATCAGTCGGTCGTTGTACTCCAGCTCTGCCTGCACGTCGGCCAGCAGTCGCTTGGCGGAATCCTCGCTCTTGCCCACCACGACCATGAAGTTGATGAGCCGCTGCGGCTGAAACATGAGCCACAGGGGCAGGAACACGTCCATGTGGGTGCTCTTGGCATGGCCACGTGGCCACATGAACACCGCCTTCAGGTTGGGGGTGGAGCGCACCTTGCGCGCCGCCTGGTTGTGGAAGGGGGCGTTGTGGATGGTCTTCAGCACCTTGCCCGTGGTCTTGTCCTTGAGCTGCAGGTAATGGGGGAAGTAGTACTCGCAGAAGGCGGCGTAGTTCTGCTGCAGTCGCTTGATGCGTGCCTCCTTCTCCGCCTTGCCCTCGGGGCGCATGATGCTGGTGTCGGTCATGGAGTGTATCTCCTTGCAGAGTTCCCTCCACTTCTCGTAGGCTTTCCTAGCCTCTGCACTTGCTGCCATAGATTAAATGATAAATAACAAATGATAAATAATAAATGGGGCTTGCGCCTTAGAGGTCGCACGAGAACCCGTTGTTCATCTTCTCGGAGATGAAGAGATCCTGATAGTAGTTGAATGTCTTCAGCAGCTCCGGCGTGATGTTAGGATCGCTCTGCGCCCTGAACTTCATCCACTTGGAGAACGCCATGAACACCTCGATGGCATCCACCACGTTCGCCTTCTTGTCGAGTTTCTCGATCACAGCCGCCATCTTGGCGAGCTTGTCGCCGAGTCCCGCCATCTTCTCCGGGTCCTCGCTCTCGTTCACTTGGCTCACGAGCGCGTCGATCGAGAGGAGGAGCTTGTTCACGATCTCCGGTCGTGTCACGGTCTTGGCGGCACGCTGCTCCTTCCATCCTCCCTTGGTTGCCCAGTTGGACACGGTCACACGGCTCACCTCTATCTGCTCGGCTATCTCTGCCTGTTCCTTGCCTGCCATATACAATGTATGGGCGAGGTCCTTCTTACGTTCTAGTTCTGCTTTTGTCATAATGTGTGAATATTAAAAATGTAGTGCAAAGGTGCGATTATTTGGGCAGTCTGCCAAAAAAGTGTGCAATGGTTGCAGAGATGTGCGCAACCATTGCACACTTTTTTGGAGGAATGGTGGAAAGTTAGTAATATTGCACCGTCATTCCGAGTGATGAGCGAGGAGTGAGGAGTGAAGAATCAAAATGTAATACCGTATAAAATATGGGAAAGAAAGTAAGAATCAGCGACGAGAGCGTGAACTGCTACGGCACACGCATCCTCACCAGCGGCATCGACCTCACGCAGTACCAGCGCAACCCGGTCTTGCTCTACATGCACGAGCGAGGCAAGGTGGTGGGACTGGTGAAGAACCTGGAGGTGAGGGACGGCGAGCTGCTGGGTGAGCTCTGCTTCGACAAGGCATCGCCCCTGAGCGTGCAGCTGGAGAAGCAGTACCAGTTTGGCAGCCTCCGCATGGTGAGCGCCAACTTCCGCATCCTGGAGACCAGCGGCGACAAGCAACTGGTGAAGGAGGGTCAGACCTTCGAGACCGTGACACGGTGCGAGCTGTTTGAGGTGAGCGCAGTGGATATTGGCGGCAACGACAACGCCATGGTGCTCTCCGACCAGAGCGGACAGGAAATATCCCTGGCAGGGGGCAAGGACGGCAAGCCGCTCCTGCCACTATTGAATAACGCAAGTAATAACCCTTTAAAGAAGAATGAAATGGAATTGAAACAGATTGCCCTGGCAATGGGGCTAGCGGAGACAGCCACGGAGGCTGAGGTGACCGCAAAGATGAAGGAGTTGAAGTTGCAAGCCGGCAAGGTGGGCGAACTTCAGAAGAAGGTGGACTCTCTCGTGGAGGAGCAGCTCGAAGCCAAGAAGAAAGCCGACGAGATGACCCTCGCCAGCGTGACCGCAGCAGTGGAGAACGCCATCAAGGAGAAGCGACTCGATGCCAGCATGAAGGATCACTTCGTGGAGCTTGGCAAGAAGGTGGGTCTCGACTCCCTGAAGCTCACCCTAGGAGCCATGCGACCACAGGGCAAGGTGAGCACCGTGGTGAACCGTGGCAAGGACGGACGACTCACCCGTGTGGAGACTGGCTCGTACCAGAAGCTGAGCGAGGTGCCTGCCGATGAGCTCCTGGAACTCCGCGACAACAACCGGGAGGAATACATCGCCCTCTACAAGGCTGAGTTCGGATTCGCGCCAGACTTCGACTAACGCCCCATGGCGCAGCATCAATCAACAACACATCATCATCATTTTTTAAGAAACATAGTGACACATGAAACGAATCATTTCTCTTTTTAGCGCACTCCTGTTCAACTGCATCATGGGTGCGGTAATCTCCGCCGCAATGGGCTACGACCCCATGGCGGGCGCAGTGGTGGCCAACCTCACAGTGATAGCCCTCGGGGGCTTCATGCCCAAGGGCGCAGCCTGCGAGGGCGTGCTGAAGGAACTCTGGACGGGCTACCTCGTGAAGCAGCTGGAGCGTGCCGAGCAAGCCACCTTCCTCGATGGCATCCCCGACAACTCCAGCATCGTGGACAACGACGTGATACACCTGGTCGATGTGGGAGGCGACCCAGACGTGCTCATCAACAACACGACCTATCCACTGACGGTGCAGGAACTGAAGGATGGTGACATCGCCATCAAGCTCGACAAGTTCCAGACCAAGCCTACCCCTATCACCGACGATGAGCTTTATGCCGTCTCATACGACAAGATCAGCCGTGTGAAGGACGCACACGCAAGAGCCATGAACGTGGCCAAGTTCTCGAAGTCGGCACACGCCCTCACCCCTAACGAGAACACCGCCTCCACCCCTGTGCTCTCCACATCGGGCGAGACCGACAAGGAGACGGGTCGCGTGAAGCTCTGCATGAACGACATCATCCGCCTGAAGAAGGCGTTCGACAAGTTGAACGTGCCTGTGGAGGGTCGCCGCCTCGTGCTCTGCAACGACCACGTGAACGACCTCCTGGAGACCGACCAGGTGTTCAAGGAGCAGTACAACATCAACCGCACCGACGGCACCGTGGGTCGCCAGTATGGCTTCGACATCTACGAGTATGCCGAGAACCCAGTGTTCACCACAGCCGGCAAGAAGAAGGCTGTGTCGTCAGCCGCAGCCGCCAACGAGTACCAGGGCTCCTTCGCCTTCTATACCGGTCGTGTATTCAAGGCTACGGGTAGCACCAAGATGTACTACAGCCAAGCCAACAACGACCCATTGCACCAGCGCAACCTCATCGACTATCGCCACTACTTCATCGTATTGCCTCAGAAGATGGACGCTTGCGCCGCCATCTACAGCAAGTACAATGCCGCGGGCAAGGTATAATCACCCTATCAAGCATCAAGGCTATGGCTAGGATGAAATATCTGGTGCTCCACTGCACCGCCACGCCAGAGGGAAGGGAGGTGAGTGCCGCCGACATCAGGCACTGGCACTGCGACCCTCCCTCGAAGGGCGGCAGGGGATGGAGGCAGGTGGGCTACACCGACCTCTTTCACCTCGACGGCAAGGTGGAGCGACTGGTGAGGAACAACGAGGATGCCGAGGTCGATCCATGGGAGATCACCAACGGTGCGGCAGGCTTCAACGCCATCAGCCGGCACATCGTGTACGCCGGAGGACTCGCCGGCGACGGCAAGACCGCCAAGGACACCCGAACCCAGGCACAGCTGAAGGCGATGACCGAGTACGTGAGGGAGTTCCACCGACGGTTTCCACAGATACGCATCGTGGGACACAACGAGCTGAACCACGGCAAGGCGTGCCCATCGTTCGACGTGCAGAAGTGGCTCCACTCAATAGGCATCAGGCAGGTATAAGGACTGTCATATCAGGATAACATTTTGAGAAAGTTGCATAATCACTCATAATTAGTTAATTGTTTTAAGGTTTGAAAGGCGATGACAGATTTCATTATGAACGCACTACAGTGGGCTATCCCATCTGGCGGCATAGGTGCTGCCATCGCCTGGATAGCCAACCGAAAGGTAAAGGCGGCGGAGCAGGCCAAGCAGGTACACGACACCTATAAGTCGATGTACGAGGATGTGAGCCGTGAGTTGTTGAACTTACAAAGGAAAGTGGATGAAAGCACAAGGGAAAACGCAAGTGCGATCGAGGAACTCAACCGTGAGAACACTCGCACACGCTATGCGCTCAATCGGCTCAGCCGTGCCATCGAGGCGATACAGCTTTGTCCTCATCGTGCTACTTGCCCTGTCAGCGGTGAGTTGCAGAACAGCGAGGAAGGCACAGGGCGAGACGATGAGCCAGGCTCGGACAGAGCTAAGCCTAGACAGCAGCGCAAGCCGAAGACAGGCAAGCGAGACGCTGACGGCGGAAAGTCTGGCGACCATGGAGACGTGGGAGCAGGCGTGGATGCTGCTGCCCCTCGACAGTAGCGGGGGCGGTGGAATCATCGTCAGGGGCAAGGGAGAGAGAAGGCTACTGGTGGGCGCACGCTCCACACGGAGCACCATCGGAACCGACTCTTCCAACGTGGTTCGGACGGCATCCGAACGGCATTCTAACGAGAGCAAGACGGAGGTGAGGAAGCCTCCAGACGGGCTGACGGAACTGGCAGGCAAGGTGGTGTTCGTCATCATAGCCTTCGGAGTGAGCTATCTAGTAATAACGTATAAAAAGCAATAAGAAAATGGCAATGGAAAATATTTTGGATGGCACCGACCTCATCCTCAGCGTGAACGGCGGTGCACTGGCATTCTCCACGGGATGCAAGATCACCACCTCGACCGAGACCGGCGAGCGCGTGACCAAGGAGGCAGCGGCAGGCAAGTGGAAGGAGAAGTATGTGAAGAGCTTCTCGGAGAGCATCAGCGCCGACGGCGTGGTGTGCGTGGACGCAGCCAAGGACGCTCCTACCTACGACACGCTGAAGGATCTGCAGATAGCGGGCACGGCAGTGGACGTTACCTACAACGTGCGCGAGCCAGGCAAGCGCACCGGCAAGACGGCTGGCGGCTACAAGGGCAAGTTCATCATCACCTCGCTCGACCTCGACGGTCAGGCAGGCGACGATGCCAAGTACTCCATCCAGCTCGAGAACTGTGGCAAGGTGGAGAAGCTGACCACCGGCTTGCAGGACGGCACGGTGACGCAGAGCGCATCGAGCCAGCAGGCAGTGAGCAAGTAACAGGGTTTTATTGTAAGCCATAATTATAGATAAAATGAGAAAGATCATGATCGAGGTGGGCGACAAGGCATATCCTTGTTACCTCACCATGGGGGCGATGCTCCTCTTCAAGCGCAACACGGGCAAGGACGTGAGCCAGATGGATGCCTCGGACATCGAGGACCTGCTGATGCTGATGTGGTGCTGCATCGTGTGCGCCTGCAAGGCAGACGGCGTGGAGTTCACGATGGACTTCGAGACGTTCACCTGCCACATCACGCCACAGAACGTGAACCGATGGAACGAGGTGATGAATGCCGCTGGCGATGAAAAAAAAAGCGAGCCGGAACCCTAGGTTCTGACTCTGACGAGAGCCAGGAGCCGCCCACCGTGGAGCGGCTGCTGGGCATAGCGATGGGGTGCATGGGGATGAGTATGGATGACTTTTGCCGATGCACCCCCTCTGAGTTCAATGAGGCCTACGAGGCGTGGGGCGAGTGCCAGGAAAGGCTGGAGCGTGGTGCGTGGGAGAGGATGAGGATGCAGTGCCTCTGCTCCCTTCAGCCTTACTCGAGCAAGAAGCTCAGGGCTGAGGACCTGATGCGGTTCCCGTGGGAAGAGGAGCAAAAAAAATCCCCTTGCCAAGAGGTGCAAGAGGAACTGAGCCACGAGGAAGTCATGGAGAGATACCGCAAGGCGGTGGAGAGGGCCGGGCTGTCATAGACCGCCATACCACCAAGGAAGTGGACAGCCCTTGGACTCGTTTATCCACCTGCCACTCCAACATGATATTGCTAGGACGAAAAGCAGGAAAGATAGCCAAAACACAATCGGACTGTCTAGGACGAAGAAACTGAAAGGCATCATGAGAAATGAAACTATCGTAATCATTTCCCATGGCATGCAGAACTTCTTGCGCTTGTTATGTATCTTATCATCATTCATACGCTTGTAGATTACTTAACTCGCTGCAAATATAATAAAGCACTACTTCCTGGCCCACTTTGGTGGGTTAAAGGCAATATAAATAAAATAAATGATGACAGCTATAATAAATATAGCGCAAGCCACAAGTTCTACCGTATATGACGGATACTTGTGGAACGATGCGCAAAGAGCCTCGAAAAGGCTATCGCAATCTCTTCCTGCGACGTAATGTAATGGTATCATAAGCTTTGTTCATTACTAAACACGCCGCAAATATAATAAAAATAATCGAACTATCCAAATAAATCTAGATAAATATGCCAAAAGAAGTTAGTTTTGTTATCAGGCTTGACGATAAGGGAACCTTCAAGAAGGTGACCGTGGATGCCGAGGAACTGGGCAGAGCCGTGCGCAGCGTGCAAGACGAGTCGGAAAAGGCGAAGCGTACCATTATCTCATGGTCGGAGGTGTCCCAAGCATTCGATGTCTTGCAAAATGCCATCAGTGAACTGCAAGGGGTTATGACAGATTTGACCAGCGCCTATCAGGTGCAGCTCGTTGCAGAAACCCAACTGCAAACTATCATGCGCCAACGCATGGGGGCGAATGACGAGATGATTCAGAGCGTGAAAGACCTTTGCTCTGCTCAACAGGAACTAGGTGTTATCGGTGACGAGGTGCAGCTAAGCGGTGCTCAGCAGATGGCAACGTTCCTAAAGAGCAAGCAGAGCCTTGATGTGTTGATTCCCGCCATGAACAACCTCATTGCCCAACAGAACGGACTCAATGCCACCAACCAAGATGCCGTGAGTATCGGCAACATGATGGGAAAGGCTATGCAAGGGCAAGTGGAGGTCTTACAGCGAGTGGGCATCACTTTCACCGATGCTCAAAAACAAGTCTTGCAGTTTGGCACAGAAAGTGAGCGTGCCGCCATGCTCGCTCAAGTCATCACCGACAATGTGGGCAACATGAATGCAGAACTTGCCAAGACCGATGCAGGTAAATGGAAACAAACGGAAAACTATCTGGGAGATATTAAGGAGCAGTTGGGCGCAATGGTGCAACAGTATGCCCCCACCATAACTTTTCTATCTCAGGCGACAATAGCCGCATCTGGCATAGGAAAATTGGCAACATCCTTCTATTCTGTAGGGAAAGCTCTCGGCATAGTGAAAGCCGCAACCATTGCATGGAACGCCACCGCCGTCCGCATGAGTGCCCTTGCTACTACTTGCAGTGCCTCTATGAGGGGTGCTGCTGTGAGTGCGACTACCCTGAAACTTGCTATACAAGGTCTGATGATTGCCACAGGGGTGGGAGTTGCGGTTGCTGCACTCACTGGGGTAATATCTCTATTTGCTTCTAGCTCTGACGATGCCGCAATGCGTGCCACCAATATGGCCAATGCTGAGAAATCAGCGTTTGATAACATTAAGCAGACTTACGATAGTACGCTAAAACAGACCTATGCCAATCTCATCGCCAAGTATGAGCAGATGAAAACCTCATGGCAGTCGATGAAGTCTGAACACGAAAAGACGCAGTGGGTGAAGAACAACAAGACGGCTTTCGAGGAACTGGGGCTGAAAATAAACAGCATAGCTGACGCTGAGAATGCTTTTACCAAAAATACAGAGAAGGTAAAGGAGGCTTTCGAGAAGAGAGCACAGGCGGCTGCCTATGCGGCAGAACTGGTGGAACTATACAAGCAGCAACTAGACTTGAAGAACCGCAAGCAAAATGTGGATTCCACCATCAAGTCGGCAAGGGACAAATATAATCATAGTACATCGGTAAGCAACCAAGACAACCCATACGCAACAGAAAATACGAACCGTCAAGCAAACCTTGCTGGTGTTATTTCCGACATGGCACGTGGTGGTGACGGAAACATAGACAAGCTGAATGCTGATCTAAAGACCGTTAATACAAAAATCGCCGAGACAAAGACCGCTTTGAAAGGATTGGGCAACGTTTCCATGGTTGATCCTGGAAGCGGTGGCGGCAAAACCTCTCCTACCAAGACCTCCACAATCAAGACCGACAACACCCCTAAGACCCACCTCGAGGAATTGCAGAGCCAACTGAAAAAGGCACAGGATGAACTGGGCAACGCCACCACCATCGACGCAAAGATCAAGGCGGATGCCAAGGTGAAGGACATACAGGGCGAGATAGACGAGGCCACCAAGGGAAAGGTGACCATAGAGGCTCAGGTGGATTCCTCCTACATCGTACAGGGCAGTGACGCTGACAAGCGGCTGAGCCGAAACAACGCACAGCAGCGCATCGACCGTATCAAACAAGACTATGACATCGGCATCGTCACCGATAAGACCGATGCACAACGAGACATTGATGACATCAACAAGCAACTCACCGAATTGGGGCTGAAACCCATCGAGGTACACTGGGAGACCCACACAGAGGAACTGCAACGCCAGTTGCAAGACGCTCGGAGGGAGTTCGACAACGCCACCACCATCGAGGCGAAGCTGAAGGCAAGTGCCAAGCTAGTCGACCTGCAGGCGCAGATAGACACAGAGACCAAGGGCAGGCTCACCATCGCCGCCGACGTGGACCCCTCCTACATCGAGCAAGGGAGCATCGCCGACAAGCGGCAGAGCTACTCCAACGCACAGACCAAGGCGAGCCGCATACAACAGGACTTCGAGATAGGTATCATAGGCAAGGACAAGGCAAAGAAACAGATAGAGGACCTCAACAAGCAACTCGCCAAGCTGGGCAAGAGTGTGAAACCCATCAAGCTCGACATCAACTCCAAGGACATCGCCAAGATACAATCACTCTTCAACATCGACGTGACCAACTTCGAGAGCGTGAAAGGTGCTTTCACTAGCATCCAAGGTATTGTGGACCCCACTGCCAAGGGCCTCGCCGCAGCGGGTGCCAGCTGCGAGATGCTGGGCAGTGCGATGCAGCAGCTGGGCAGCGACTCGGCGGCAGGCAAGGCTGGAATGATCATGGCTGCCATCGGGCAAATCGTGCTCTCCTTCGCACAAGCCCTCAGCTCCTGCAAAACTTGGGTGGACTGGCTCGCCTTCGGCATATCGGGTACCGCACAGATGATCTCGCTCATCGCCACCGTGAGCAAGTTTGCCACCGGTGGTATCGTGGGCGGCAACCAGAAGAGCGGCGACAACGTGCTGGTGCGTGTCAACTCTGGCGAGATGATACTCAACGCAGCCCAGCAGGCTCGCCTCTTCGCCATCGCCGACGGCACAGCCGCCTATGGCGCATCCGCACAGATAGCCGCCAACTTCGCACAGGGCGTGGCACTGCCATCGGTGAGCGTGCAGACCGACCGACTGCAGGGCATCATGGCAAACGGCGGTGGCAACCAGCCGAAGACAGTGGAATGGAGACTCAGGGGCAGGGACATCGTGGCTTCCATCGCCAACGAGACTCGCTCCAACCGCAAGCGAAGCAACATCCGCCTGAAATAATGACGGCGCAAGCTCCATTATACATTATAAATTATACATTATAAATTATACATTATAAACTAATATACCAATGTACATTCATGGATCATTCTACAACAAGCAGGACGAGAAGGTGACCGTGCTGATCGTGACCAAGGACGACCGCACCACCGAGAAGGAAATCGGCAAGGAGGAGGACGGACTGTTCTTCTCCGACGACCCCGTGGAAATCACCTCCCAGGTGAACGACACCCTCGACGTGCTGCTCTGCTACCAGGCGAGCATCCGGCTGCTCTGCCGTGACTACGTGCCCGACTTCTTCTGCAACTCCTGCAGGGAGGCGGTGGTCAACATCCTCGTGGATGATAAATGCTACTTCGCCGGCTTCATCGAGCCGCAAGCTTTCTCGCAAGATTACAACGAGGAACTGGACGAAATCGAGCTGACCTGCATCGACTGCCTCTCCGCGCTGCAATACTCCAACTACCGCAACATCGGCACCGCAGGCATCACCTACACAGGGGTGAAGGCAAACGCCGACCAGCGCACATTCCTCGACCTCATCAAGGAGATACTCGGCGGCGTGAGCCAAGCACTCTGCATCAGCGAGGACAAGACATGCGGCATCTATGTTGACAAGTCCATCACCGGCTGCAACAATAGCAGCCTAAACATCTGGAGCGTATTGAGAAAAATCAACATCTCGGAGCTGCTGTTCCTGGGCGAAGAGGAGGATGACGTATGGACACAAGAGGACGTGCTGACGGAAATACTGAAATACCTCAACCTGCACATCGTACAGGAGGGCACGGACTTCTACATCTTCAACTGGGATTACTACAGAAGATTTAAAGCCTCCTTCTTATACTTATACGAAATATCGGGAAGATCTCCCAAAGCTTGTAGCTATAAAAGAGCCATCGACACCATCACCAACTCGCTTGTGTCAGACTGCGACACGCAGTTGAGCATCACGGAGACATACAACCAGGTATTGCTCACCGACAACGTGACCGAGGTGGAGAACGTGATAGAGAGTCCGCTTGACAGCGACTCGCTCATCGTGGCGGGAAACTACCAGAAATACATGACGGAATACATCATGGAGACCAAGGGAAGCATCTCGGCCACCACGCGATATGTTAACTTCCTCCTGAATGACAAGCCTACGAGAGAGGAAACCACCATGGTGGACTGGTTCTGCTGGCCAAAGGCGGTGAAGAACTGGAAATTTTACGGAAATGGCGACCACACCACCGACATCTACTCCAAGTATCCAGCCGATGGAACCAAGCAGGAAGACATTCTCAACAAGGGACTGACTGCTGGTGTCGGTGCTTGCGTGTGCGCCTTTGGTAAGATCGAGAAAAAGAACAACGACGCACAGATAGTGACAACGGTCAGCATGGACGACTACCTGGTGATCTCCACGATGGGAAAGGATGGAACACGACCCACCGACACAACCCTCCTGGCGGATTGCCCCGTGGCTGAGTACGTGGGCAACAAGAGTGGAGGAACGTTTAGCCCTGCCGATGAGGACACCGTCAACTACATCGTCATCAGCGGAAAGGTGGCGCTCAGCCCCGTAATGCCACACTCTGGCTGCTATGTCGAGGAACTGAAATGGGCGGCGAACTTGCGTGATGACAAATACATAGGCATTGCGCCAAAGACTGTGACTAAGCGAGACGGACAGCAAATCTTCTATACACGCAAGTACTGGAAGGCGACGAAATGGAATGACGAGCCTTCTGCCGACGACGAGACCAACGCCCTGGACTATCACAACCTCTTCTATCCATACACCGACACCAGTCAGCAGAGCTACGAATATAAGTACAGTGCCGTAGGCGCAGAGACCGACACCATCAAGAAACTGGGTCTCGTGGCATGCATGCTCATCATCGGCGACAAGTGCGTGGTGGAGAAACAGAAGGGCGAGGACCTGGGCACGGGCGTGCCGGGTACTGGCGAGGGCGAGTGCGAGGACTACGTATGGATGACCTACAAGGAGCGGAGCGAGTGCCAGAGCGATGATGAGTACTACCAGCAGTGCTTCACCATCGGCATTGACCCGAAGCTGGGCGACAAGATATTGGGCACGGAGTTCGACATACAGAAGAACGCACCCTACACCAAGGGTATCACGGCGGAAGGCACCGCCATCCCCATCAAGATGGGAGACCATGTGAGCGGCAAGGTGCAATTCAAGATACTCGGACCTGTCAACGCCGAGTGGAACAACATCACACGCCGACATCCCACTTTCTTCCGCCATACCAAGTGGTATCAGGACAGCGTGCTGCTCCTGCAGAAGACCAACGCTATCTTCATGAAGGATTTCAAGGTGGAGGTGGTGAGCGACAACGGCAAGATGGGAGCCGTGAGCGATGAAAGCGACATTGTGTATATGAGCGACACGCAGGAAGACTTCGTCAACAAGAAGGACGACCTGGAGTTCAAAATCACCACCGCCCTCACCTCTGAGGAGTGCAAGAGGATGGGTGTCAACAACGCCGTGAAGCTCTCCTCGCCACTCTTCGACAAAAGTGCACTGGTGAGCATCAGGAGCAATGCGCTCACGCCAACCAGAATTGGAAAGCCTGAGGAGTTGTACGTGGATGCCGTCTGGAGAGAGTGGCACGAGCCGAGAATCATCTTGGAGCAGGGATTCCTCCGTGGGGCGGACGTGAAAGTGTTCGGAAGATACACCATGCCGAGCCTCGGCAAGGACTTCATCGTGCAAGGCGTGGACCGAAACCTCGCCGACGGCACCGCAAGAGTGACGCTGAAGGAGGTGTTCTAATGGCATTCCAACGGCTTTATAATGATATTCAAATGGCATGACAACAATATTATAAAAAAGATATTACGATGATCGACATCAAGAGTTTTTCAAAGCCCAAGAAATCGGGCAACGGTTCGGGCGGCAGTTCGTCATCCGTCACCTACATATCGGGCATCGCCTCGGAGGCTGACCACGCCACACGTGCCGACAAGGCAAAGAAGGCAGAGGTAGCCGAGCAAGCCAACGTGGCTAACCGTGCCACCTCTGCACAGACCGCCAGCTATGCCTCGAAGGCTGGAGAAGTGGACATCGAGAGCGAAACCCTGCAGAAGTTCCTCCGCAAGGATGATCCTGCCGAGGGAGAGGAAAACGTGGCAGAGGAAGTGCACCGAAAGGTGGACTTCAAGAAGGCTGCCACCTTCGAGGAGGCGGCGGACATGCTCAAGGGATTCACCGCCCATGAGCTTGCCGCCTTCCTGAAGGGATTCACCATCGCTGGCCAATTTGGGATAGATGAGTACGGCGATATGATACTGAACACCATCAAGTCGCTGGAGTACAACAACGCTGCCGAGCAAGGCTTCTCTGTTGAGAAGGAGAAGAACGGAAAGTACCATGCGTTCGTTACCAACCTCACCATCTGGGGCAAGGCGATATTCCACGAATTAGAAGTACGCAAGTTGTCTTATTCGGGAGGCAACATCTATCTGTCGGGGGCAGGAAGTAAGCTTGTCAAGGTTATACCTGTAAAGAAATCGGTATCTGATGGTGTGACGTCTTGGGTAGAAACAACTGCGGATGATACAAAATGTGTCGGCTGGAAATGCTATCTCTTAGCTGATAATGGCACTACTGCCACAATGAACTACTGGCAGGAGGACGACCAAGTGCGCTGTCAGACCATTGGCGAGATTACGGCTGGAGGAACATATCAGGATGCAAGTAACAAGAGTTACTGGCGTACTATTCCCAACGGTGGCGTATCTACACAGAATGAGAAGATTTATGGCACAATGACAGAAACTTACCTTGACGAAGCTGGCAAGGAGCAGACGAGAGAAGTACAGGTGGAATTGTATGGCGGTCAGTCGTTTGCTTGGATTGTCGTTGGCAAGCATTCCGAAGATTTAGATGGATATACTGATGAGGATAGTGCGCCTACCGAGACGAGAGGCATCCCTGCTGATGGCGACACAATCGTGCTTGATGGCAACAGACATCGTAATGAACACGGCGAGTATGATAAGACCGACAGGCAGAATGTGATTGTCCTCGAAACGACAGGCGAATATGCTCCTCGTATCGCTTGTTATGCCAATATCTCTGAGTATAAGCATACTATCACAAAAAGCGTGAATGGCGAGGATAAAGAGGTGTCTCTGTCTGTATTTGAGACCTCTCCAAAGGGAGGAACAAAAATCAACTCTTCACGTTTTGAGTGGATTTCTAATGATGGCAGCACTATCAATATCATCAATTATAGAGGTGACTGGGTAAAAGGAAATACTTATCATAAGAACGACCAAGTGAATCACAACAACGCCGTATGGGTATGTGTCGCTAACTCTGAGGAGAGCGTGATAGCAGAACCTTCCGATAGCTCGACCCAATGGAAAAAAGTCCTCTATGGAGGTAAAGGCGAGAAGGGTGATGATGCCGTTATCTACACCCTTGAGGCGTCACCGAGCTATATCAGACTTAATTCTGACGGAAGTATCGACTACACGAATGGATATATCGACAAGGGCGATGAATATGAGAGCGACAAATATCTTGTAGTTAGAGGCTATAAGGTGGTGAAAGGTGTGAGAGACAATCGCTTTTCAACGGAATCGAGTCCAGTTACCTTACGACTCACCATTAATGACGGAAGTGCGTATAGCGAATATACTCCATCTGACGGCGATTCTGTTTCCATCGACTTCGAGCCTAAGTACGAGGATAGCTATTACAGCATGTTGCAAGAGATAAGTAATTCGGGGCTAAATTCGGTAAGAGTTGATATGTGCGAGGGAAGCGAATATAATACAAACAAAATTCTCGCTACCTGTGACATACCTATCATTCGGAACGGTAAGGATGGACAGAAGGGTGACCAAGGCGACAAGGGAGAAGATGGAGTTGACGGAACTGACGGTAAAGATGCAGTCTCAGTCCTTGTCGAGAACGCTCCGCTTGTCTTTGACACAAATGATGATGGAATCGTGTCTCCTGACATATCAAAGATTGCGAAGGTAAAGATAATGAGGGGAAACAGGAACGTTTCAGACGAGTGCAGCGATGTGTATTCGAGGGATGATATGTGCGTAAATTGTAAATGTGGTGTTACGCAGGAGAATGGATACATCAGCGTATCTATATCAAGCAACAATATCACAAAGAACGACGTGATTGTTGACGGCGTAAGCCACGGTAAGGTTTCTGCAACATCAGGATATGCGGTTGCGCAGGCTGCTTACGATGGGGTTACTTATTTTGCACAGGTTCCTTTCTCTGTTAACGTTGCTAAGTTTACTGGTGTCGTAGCATTCGACAATAATGGTTATAAGTCGCAGTTTGAAGAGGTGACAAATAGACTTAATGATACTGCAACCAAGGATGAGCTGAAAAAGGCTGAATCGGATTTCAAACAAACGGCAAGAGAAATTTCCCTCATCGTGAGCGAGAAGGCAATAGCAAGGCGCAATCTGCTTGTTGGTAGCGCATTCCTGCGTGAGGATAACAACTTTGGGCTATTCAGCGATGCAAGAATCGAGATGAACAGCGGCTATCAGGGAACTAACTGCATCAAGTGTATTGATGATACTACGGACGGAAAGACACGCTATCCTGGTGTATTCTGGGATGCCTCGCTAGGAGGTAAGAGTGTTAGGATAACAAAGGGTAAGAAGTATGTTATATCATGCTGGTATTTCTCGAATAATGCAAATGGATATCTAAGCCTCGAAGCACTCTATATAGACAAGCGGACGAATGAAAGAAAGGGAGCGCCAAAATATCTCTCAGCAGGCAGTTTTTCCCCTAAGCCCAATCAGTGGCAATTATTCTCAACGGTTATAGATACAACCGACGCAGAGTATGATTATATTGCCTTTAACTTTTATGAACATTGCGGCGTTGAATCTGGTTTGATTGAAGCCTATATTTGCAGACCAATGGTTGAGGAAGGCGACACCTATAATGGCTGGACGCTATCACAAGACGATTATGACATCATTGGTGCTAACTTGATTGATAATTCAAGGACACTTGATGTTGGTGGTAATGTGCTGGAAGTAAAGGGTCAGAAAGCTCTTGTGGGTGATGCGTATGAACTCACATATATAGGCTCTGACGACTACAATTCATTCTATCGAATAAAAGGCAGCACCTTCCAGCTCGGCGTAGATTATACTATCAGCTTCGAGGTAAGAGGCGATGCTGAGTATATGGGTGTATATGCCTATTATCCTATCACAAACACCAAGTTCACTCTCTACGCAGAACCGCAGAATGGTGCAATGACCGAAGTGACAGATGGCGGAAAGGTTAATAATTATGTTGCTTTGATTCAAGTCAAGGAGCTATCTAAGCAGCAGAGGGTGTGGAGTCATTTCCGATTCAAGGACAGACTTCCTGAGCAGATCTACTTCCAGTTCCCAAAGAATGCGCAACAGACTGGTGTAACGAGCTGGAGTGTGACCATCACGAAGCCGAAAATCGAGGTGGGTGCAGTCGTTACTGAGTACACCGAGCGCAAGAGTGACCTTGTAGATAAGGCGAGTCTGAAAAAGGCAGGAATCGAGGTAAAGAGCGATGAGGTGCTGCTGCATGGAGATAGAATCCGTGTCAATAATAACGGACAAACTGCCGCCCTCTTCACTGGCGGCAAGATTAACGCCTCGCTCATTGACGCTGACCAAATCGAGGTGAAGCACCTTTGGGCGAAGAGTAATGACGGGGCGAGCAAGGTGGGCTACTTTGGTAATACGGAGGAAGATGCTTGCAAGATAGGCGACTATACGGTTGCGCCTCTCTTCATCGGTGGGGCTACGGCGAAGGAGTCGCCTTTCTATGTGACGAGCAAGGGAGCGATGCACGCAACGAGTGGAAAGATAGGCTACTTCACAATTAGTCCAAATGGAGAACTTATGTATGATGATGGTTACACAGACGTCGCCCGCCGCCCTTTCGGTCTATCCAAGGAGGCACTGTATTTCACACATACAACAAGAGACCACAAGAGCAACGATGCTATCGTATGGGTTGGAAGGACAAACTTTTCAGAAAGTAGCACTGGTACCGTTGGCTTATTGTCGGATATTTGGATAGATGAAAGAGTAAGTACACCAACCCAATCTAAGGCTTGCCTTTTTCTTAGCGCCGAGGGTTATACTGGTGAAGACACGGATTATAAGGGAGACCTCATGGGCAACTTCGCCATATACGCCAAAAAAGGAGCTTATGCTGGTTTCCGCCCTGCCGTTCGCTTTGCTATAGAGAATTGTCAACTTACTGACATGGATTGTGTAATATATGTTTCTGTAACAGGTGTTTACCTTATTCTGCCAGATAATCCACAGAGAGGTCAGTACTACAAGTTCATACAAGGTGCTGGAAGTTTTCATATCAAATCATCGAGCAAGAATATATATAGCATGCATGTTGGTCAAACGGACAATTTTACGAGTGACTCATATAACCAGATAACGGAGATTATCTGGATAGGCGACCACTGGAGAATAAATTGGTTTAGGGAATCCGTCGGTAAATAACGTTTTTAAAAATATATAATAGATTATGAAACTGCAATTAGACAACGTAATGGTGCGCCTCTCCTTGGATAGCGAGCAGCGCACGCAGATGGAACTGAGAAAGGAAATCGCCAACGCCATCTACAAGACTGGCAGAAGGGGCTTGGCGGACGTGGCACTCTCCACGAAGATGTGGAACGGTAGCAACGATACCGACTACACCGACGAGGAGGTTTCCGCCATCAAGGACTTCGTGGAGAAGAACTTCATCCCAGCCGTCATTGTGGCGGTGAACGAGGTGATAGAAAAAGCCACGATACCCCAAAGCTGAAATATCTAGTAAGTAATTTTGTAGCCACCACTCAATGTAAGGGGGGATATAAAACTCCCCCATAGAGTAAAAGTAAAAAGAAAGCGATTATAATGCAATTCCAAAGCCATTATAACCGCTTTCGTTTATCCCTAGAGGGAACTAAAAACAAATACGTTTCGTTTTGCAAAAATATCATTTCGTTTTGCGCTCCGCGAACATTTCGTTTTGCGGATTATAGTTGTACATTGTATAATTCCATATTAATCCAAATTTTAGCTATTTCATATGCAAAAATAGACATTCTTTAGACGATAAGCAAATTTTGAGGAGAGAATTTTCAAAAGAAAATAAAAAAAGACTGAC